CGCAGTTTTGAGCGGACCGGCTGAACCGCCGTTTCCGTCAGCCGTGCCCCACGAAACGTTCGGAACCTTGGTGAAGACCGGATCTGTGTTCTGTGCCACCTGAATATCTCCTTAGAACTAACGTCCGATGAACTTAGCGTGAAGTTTGCCGTGGACGGAGTGAACGTGATCGGACGGTGCTGCAGTTGCACTTGCACCCAAAGCTTGGGCGCCTGCGGGTTTGATATCAGCAGTCGTAACGCTTAGAGAAGCACCGCCAGCAGAGCCGTTCGAAGCTGCGGTAAGACGACCTTGCTGGTCTACTGTGATATTTGCAGCTGTATAAGAACCAGGGCTAACTGCAGTGTCAGCAAGTTTGTGCTGATGATCGGATGCAGCTGCTACGGTTTGAACTCCTGCTGAAGCTGCACTTCCTGATACACCAGCGATATGACCGGCGTTGGAATCAAGTCCAAGACCTCCGGCTCCGTTTGAAGCCGCGGTAATTCTTCCTTCGGCATCAACCGTAAGACTGGTATTTGTATAAGATCCGGCTGAAACAGCTGTTGTGGGAAGCGCATGGACGTGATCGGCTTTTGCTGCTTTAGTACTAGATCCAGCTGCAGCGGATGTTCCAACATTGGCTATGTCACCCGAGGTTGAGTCCAAGACAATGTCAGCCACAGCCAGTGCGGCCAAATCAGACACCAAGCCAGTAACATCCGCTTCAGCAATGCTTAGAGCAGTTTTTACTTGGGCGGCTGTTTTGTTAACCCAGTGTCCAGAGACAAACTGCAGAAAATCGTTAGCTGATGGAGTCAGACCGGCTATGTCCTGCAAGTAAGCGTTAACAGCGCCGGTGATATCTCCAGCGTCAACATCCGCACCGTCTTGAGTGGTGAAAATGAGGTGGCCGCCCTCAATCCGTACGCTCTGAAACGACGGATTGATCATGGTGTCAAGCGCTGCTTTGTTATACGTCGTAGCGGTTGCCACGTCTCCTCCTCACTTTCCTAAGTTACGTAAGTTCCGCCCATAATCCGCGCGTATGCTTTTCCTTCAACAGCAACAGATCCGGAAGACCCGACAGGCCCCACATTGATCGTAGAGCTGTTCACAAGTTCGAGAATGAGGTTTCCGGAGCCATCGATGTGCGCACCGTTAACCAAAGCAGCCACAAGATCATCAACGCCGACTTTAGTGTATGAGATCGCTTCAGCCATCGCGCACCTCCTTACGAAGAGCTAACGGAATATGTATCGCCATCGAGCAGAATGACCGTTGGCCACGTGATCGTGAAGTCGTCAGGGTCCGGTGTGGTGATATCTGCGTCCGGTCCGAGAACCGAGAACGTGCCATCACCATTATCGATGACGAGAAGAGCTGTGTCAGAAGAGATGATGTCGTGAAGTTCCGTAATGTCCGGAATTCGTGGATCATCAGTGTTATCGCCATAAAGGATGTCTTCGATGATGGCTACGGCACCGGAAGATATGAAGCGCGTGTCGATAATGACGTGCGCACTGCTTCGGAAGCCGGCGAAATCTTGCGGAACAGTCGTCAGGTTCCATACGAAATCAGCAATGTTGTTTTGATCGTTCATTGATGCATGATCTCGCTGAGTAGGAGCAGCCATCGCGTTATACACCAGATGAATCTTATAGGCGAAGCTGGTGCCGGCTACATCATTGGCGACAAATGTCCGATAAGTTATACTGAACGGCTTCCTCGGTTGATGCTGTATGTACATACCAGCAACCACTTGAGCGCTGCCATCACAAACACCGAATTCGTCCGGATAAGTGAAAGCAGTAAGCGTGGCTGCAAAATCCTCCGGGGCAGATATCTGAAGATACTTCTGACCCTCGAAGTAATAAGCGTTTGGAGTCCCTCCGATAGGATTCTCCTGAATGGAGACAATTCCGTTCCAGGCAACACCTGGGTTGTCACTGACGTACAGAACACAGCGGTCGATGCCGGCTTCGTAGAGACGATCGCCGAGGTTATCCCAGCTGACTCTCACGTCGTTCCTCCTAACCCGTGGTGTTATGTTGCTTTCTGCGTGCATCATTCAAAGCACGGCGTTCTGCAGCGGCCGTTTTTGGGTCCTTCTTTTCCGCCGGAGCATTTTTCACATTGCAAACTTCAATCAGCGTAAGAAGCCGACTTAGATGCCAGTTCTGATACTCTGGTGGAATGTTGTGGGTAACCATCCAGTAGTAGATGAGCTCGGACGTAATAATCTCTCGAGCTGGACCTGATGGCTTTTTCTTACTGAACCACGTGGCCGTTTTCTTGGCTGAAATGTGATCCTGGATGGCTTTGACATGATCTGCTGTGAGCCTCGCCCAAATCTCCGGAGGAGGTTCAGGCCCGACGACCATGCATTTAACATAATCCATGACTTGTTCGTCAGTCTTCTCTGTGTCTGCGAGGAAAGGGACTTCCCATTTTTCCTCCCATTTTGACACGGAGATGAGAGAGTGCTCCAGATCCATGACGTACCCGTCGCCGGCCTTCTTGAATGTCCCAGAAGACGCATCGAACAGTTCGCCGTGGGGGAAGATTGTGATCCGGAGCACTCTCTCGCTCCTTTCCAGTGCTAGCTCACGAAAGTGAACAGGAACTCGGTCACGACCGGCTTGTTGAACGCGTAACCCGCATTCGCCGTAGCCGACACAACCTTGGACTGACCGGTGGTGAGCAGCTGCGATCCACCAGCGTGCACGACGCCGTCGACGTAGTAGGTCACGCCGGCCTCGGTCGGGATAGTGATGGTGTGTGCGCCGTCGAAGGTTGGCTGAGTGAGCGTCACCATCGTAACTGAACCGGAGAACAGACCGAGCAGGACGTCCGGAAGAGGCAGAATCGGGTCCGTGCCTGAAGTACCATGTAGGTCATCCAGCAGGTCGCTGAGAGCGCCGGAGTCCACGAGAGCTGAGTCGATCGTAATCAGCGAGGTCGGCCTCAGGTTGGTCACCGGAACCGGCGTGCTGGTCGCAGTCCAGCTGAAAGCCACCGCGGCCGGGTTGTCGTTGATCGTGTTGTAGTCCTTCTCGGACGGCGAAGCCAGCAGGCCGTAAGCCATGTGGTACTTGTAGCCAGCTTCAGGGTCCTGGTCATTGCCGACCTTGGTCCGGTAGGACAGCCCGAAGACCGACCGCTTCTGCTGACCGACTTTGACACCCGCTTCTGGACTGTAAGTGCCGTCACAGACGCCGAATTCAGGCGGGTAAGTGTAAGCGTCGATCTCCAGATCGAAGGTCTCGGCGCTCAGCAGGGTCAGGTAGACCAGGTTGTCTGCATAGGTCTTGGTCGGCGCCGCACCAGCTGGCTTCTCCTTGATCGTGGTAATGCCATTCCAGGCAACGCCCGTGTCGTAGAGACCCGACTCAGTGTTCAGCAGGTACAGAACGCACTGGTCGACACCATTTTCGAAATCATGGTCGCCGGGAGCGTCGAATACGAGGACAGCCACGTTTCTCCTCCTCTAGAAGTAAACGTAAAAAGCATCGTGGTTCAAATTGTCGTTTGCGAAGTGGCGAACGAAGGTTGTCATGGGCAAATTCGCCACCAGTTCGACGAGTTCTGAATCGGGATCCCGGTCGATTACCAGTACAAGATATCGCCAAGTACTTTCGTACGGGTTATTATCAGCCCAAAGGGTATGCCGGTAATCCCTGTTATAGACAATGGCCGGGTAGTTAAGCTGAAGACCCGTCGGCGGCTGGTAATATACCGAGACTCCATCCTGCATATTTTCCAGGAGAGTTTGAAGATCAGCTCGGGGTTTCCCCATTCCACTGCCCTCCTAGTGTCAGGATCAGTCTCGGTCTTTCCACAGCGACGTTGATGATCTTCCACCTGAGCCCTTGCCATATAGCGTACCTCATGTAGAGGATATTCTCGTTGGCAAACGCATCGGCAACGATCGAGATGGAGTTGGTGGTGGTTACGTCATCGTTCAACGTGGGATATGCTCCACCCGCTGGCTCCAGGCGTCGTCCGAAGTTCCGAACATCCCCTCTATATGGGCGTTCGGTGATCACTTCTGTAACGACGCCTGGAGCACTAATTGTCTGATGCGAGAAGCCAACGAGACCACTATATTTCACGTTAGACTTCTCCTCGTCAACTAGCTGCGGGTGAAGTGCCAGTCGTTGGACTGGTCGTCCACGAACACGTAAGTCGAAGCAGCCTTCGCGCGGATGTGGACAGTCGCGCCAGAGCTGATCGCCGACTGGGCGCCAGAGCTCAGCGTGGAGCCTTCACTGCCATCCGTGTCATCCACGACCACGTAGGTCACGTGCGACGTCACCGGGATCGTCACCACACCAGTGGAGGTGTTGAAGGTCGGAACCGTCGGGTCAGGCAGGATGCCACCGCCGCCGGTGAACTCCTGGATCGTGATGGCGCCGCGGTACTTCGTCATCGCACCGGAAAGACGGGTCTCGATGAGGTACTTCTGCTGGTTGTAGTCGATGTCGAAGAAGTCGAACATCGACACCTGGCCGCCCTTGTCCTGGCCGACCGTGTAGTCGGTCAGGTTGACGATGATGCCGATCAGGCCGGGCGTTGCCTCGAGAGCTTCGCACGGAATGATGTCGGCGATCCCCATCGCGGAGGCCACTTCGCCGCGGTTGGCGTAAAGGCGCCGGCCCAGCGTGTCCTTGACGAGCAGCAGCTTCGACAGGTACGGCAGCGTGGTGTACATGACCGGGTTGCCCGAGCCACGGTAGTACCGCATGCCCGTGACCACCGCGTCCACGATGTCGTCAGCCGACGTACCAGACGAGGTCAGGTCCACCTCGAGGTTGGTCACGTACAGCGCGTCGTCGCCGAGAATCGGACGGACGTTGGCGGGATTGATCTTGTCGTCATCGTCGATGTCACGACCGTCGCCGACCAGGATGGCCCGGGCCAGTTCCTCGTCCAGCATGATGCGCAGTTCGGACTGCAGCCACTGCACCACGTCGAACTCGGTGATGTCCAGGATGTCATCCCGGTCCAGCTTCTGCTTCTTGTAGACGGTCTGCGGGCTGGTGGTCCGCTTAGCGACCTCGAAGAACTGCTCCTTCTTGATGTTGCCCTTGATGTAACCCTTAGCGCGGGCGTCGTCGAAGGTGAGGTTCGCCGTCCAGCTCCTGATCCGGCTGAAGGGGGTCTTGTGCACGCCGTTGAGGACGGCCGCAACCCACTCCATCCGCCGGGTGATCCATTCCGGCGTGTCGGTGACCGGCTGGTCGTACGGGAACAGCGTGGAAATGTCGTTGATGTTGTGCGCCAGGCCGTATTCCATGACAGCGGCCTTCAGCGAACCACCAGAACGGGCAGCAGCGAAGATCTCCTTCTGAGCCTCCTCGGCGTGCTGCAGAGACTTCCAGCTGGAGGGCTGCCCGACAGCCGGCGCAGCGCCAGTCTGGTCGAACACATTGCGGTGGGTGTCGGTCACGGCTGAGCCGCCTTCCTTGTCGTTAGCCGAGTGCTCAAGAGCAGCCCCGATGAGGGCGAAAACGGTGTTCTTCTGAACTTCGTTGAGGGTTTCGAACACGTCATTCGCCGTCGAGTCCTCGTTAAGGCCATCGGCGGCACTGTGGTTCAGTTCGTCCGAGTGCTCCATGGCAGCGCCAACAAGCGCGTGCACTGCCTGCTGCTGAAGCGGGCTCATTGACTCGAAGACGTCGGCGATGGAGATGTCGTCGTTGTCGTCGAGGCCTTCGTCCTGAGCTTCCTCGTTGTCGTCGGTGTGGTCATCCACATTACCTGCCGGGTCGCCAGCATGCTGCAGATCATCCGAGTGCTTGATCACTTCGTCGTCTCCCAAGTAGATGACGATTTCCCCTTCTACTGGAACAAGGTCGTCGCCGTGTTGGACGTAAACATCGGTGATCACGGCACCAGGATTGGCTCCGGCCATCACCAAACTGGCTTCACGGATCTCTCCGTGCTGAACTTCCTTACGCGGGGTTTCCTTCAACCGGTTGGCATAGATCGACAACTTGCTGATGTCTCCGTGATACACCAGCTGCTTCGCGTGCTGCCCTTCAGCAGTCTGGTTGAAGTAACCGTGAGCACGAACCCCCTCATCTTGGTGCTCCAGAATCACGTGACCCAGAACATTCGTCGGGGTATTCTGCTGGTGCTGCCAAACGAGAGGGATCATGGCCCCGTTGTTGTGGGCAAAAGCGCCCTTCAGGATGACGCGACCATCGGTGCACTTAAGCCCGTACTTAGTCGCCCATCCCGAAAAGTCGGGCTGTGGTACCATTTTGACATACTCCTCGCATAAACGAATCGGTGTCAGGGAAGCTTCTTCATGGCTGCTACGGCTTCGGCGTGAGCATGTGCTATTGCTGTAGTTAGCTGCTTTTGAATCGAAGCTATCTGGCCTTTGACAGTGGTTATTTGTTGCTTAACTGTCGGGTTGTGATGGCTCGAGGTCTTCCCTGAAGCCTTATTCTGCAGCCGCTTTTCTTTGGCTTTTTGTTTCTGAGCTGCGGTTTCGGGCGCTCGCTTCTTCGTTGAATGTTTAGAAGCAGCCGCCTTAACCTCAAGTTTGTGCAGCAACATCTGAAGAGTGTGCAACTTCCCTCTCAGAACAGCAACATGCTGGTTGGCTTCTTTCAACAGCTCAGCAGCCGATTTTGGTAGTGTCTTCGGCTTCGCCTTAGGTTTTGGCGCTGGGGGTTTTGCGGCTGGTTTCAGATTCGAAGTAACGACCCCTTTTGGTCGGACTTCACCTATCGCTGGTTGTGCTGCTCCCGATTGACGCCCTTTAAGCTGTCGAGTACGAAGATAGTACTGATGAGCGTAAACCGGGTCGTAAGGTGCGACGGCATGAACCAAAAAGGTTGTGGCTACGAATTCGTCAATGAATGCAGCATCATCCATCATCCACCGCCGGATTGAAGTCCCTTGATCAACTGATCGACTGTATCGTTGACCTGTCCGAAGGCATGGTTCATGATGTCTGATGCTTGAGCGGAGGTTGCCTCAGACTGCCCGTCTGGTGGAGTTAGTTCGCCAGATCCATCGGCTGGAGCTACTTGAGTTCCATCAGGCGGTTGTGGCATGTTCCGGTTCATCAGCTTGTCGGCGTTCGGATCCTTCGACGGTCGACGACCCAAGATGGATCTGAAGTCGTTCGGTGTCAGGATCGTGTTTCTCGACAGAACATCGGCAACGGTCGCCAGTGTCTCGAGCGTCAACAACTTGAACGGATCGCGCAGGTAGATGATGGCTTGCCCCTGAGAACGAGCGGTCTTCGTCAGGAATGTCCGAGCCATCGCTTCCGTAATGGCAGCGAGAATCGGATCAATCGTTCTGGCGTAGTAGTTGACCATTGCGACCTCAGGCGCAGTCCCGTTCATGATCTCGGGTGTCAAACCGAGTTGGGTGTAAAGAAGCGTCACCAGATACTGGATCTGATTCATCAGTTGGTTCTCAGCCGGCCTGTTCAACTGAGTAACCTTCTCGGTACCGTCCACATAGGCGATACCGTACTGAGAACCCTTCATCTGAAACTCAATTTCCTTCATGCGCTTTTGAGCTTCTTCACGCTTCGTCTCCGTCTTGACGACGTAGGGAAGCTGAATGATGAGGTCCAATTTACCCGAAGCGCTTTGCTCGTCGACGTCGTCAAGGAGCGCAAGCTTTCGGACAAGACGCTGAAGAGTCGAGTTCGGCTCGTTCATCACTGTGTAGAGCGGATTCTCTACGATGGCGACCATGTCCTTGGGAAGTGTGACATCCTCACGAATGCCGCCCTTTTCAGGATCATCATTGTAAAGCCGAACAGTGACGTGACGCGCATACCAGTTGATGATCTGACCGACACGCATGGTCTGAACATCCCAGGCACCAGTGATCTTCGGATTGAGAGTCGTATCAACCGGAACGATCGCGGCGACGCCGTAATCGAAGAGGGTCATAACAACGTCTTGTCTGAACTGACGAGCTTCCTGGTCAACATTAGCCGCAACCGTAAGGCAGTCCTGCAGGTTGCTGTCCATGTCTTCCTGGTAGTCACCATTTTCATCCAGCCGGACATGTCGAATAGCCACGCTCGCGGCATCGATAGCCAACCGGGTGTTGATCGCCCCGATAAGGGTTCGCTCGTTGAAGATTCGAGGACGAGTTCGCTCAGGTCGATAACTAAACGAAGGCCCGAGAGCCTGCATTTGGGTTTTGGTCTGGTCGTTATCCTGGAACGCGTTCCACGCATGCATCAAACGCTTACCCCATCCGTCTGCCATGTCCACCTCCTTTCCGGCAGATATGATCTAGCGGGTGGGCTACTTGCTATTGTGCTGGTTGATCTGACGCTGGATACTTCCTCGTTCGGCGCGAACGCCAGCAATAGTCGCAGCACCGGCCAGATTGCTGCCTACAATACGAGCGCCAGCACGCTTATTGCTCAACGTGACCGAACGATTCGTCCTTGCTGCAGAAATCGTTCCGCCACCATTCAGAAGTAGGGACACGGCCTTTTCGCCCCGGGTTAGGTGGTCAGCGGTAACGCGATCCTGGTTGAAGTTGAAGGCATCCTTCTTCGCTTGGATCGTCTTAGCACTGGCGCCGGACTTTACTGCTTGCTGGTATGCCTGGCGTCGGGCAATCTGATTGTGTCGGGCAGTGACGATGTCGCCCTTAGACGGCTTAGAAGACTTTCCGAGCTCCCAGTTGGTCTTGCCGGCGCTACCACCGTGACCGCTGCCACCTCCAGCATTTCCCGACGCGCCCTTGTGGTGGCCCCACTTCATCCCCATGACGCCGTGGTGGGATAGGAATTCCTCTTCGGCATCCTGTCCTAGTGCGTGCGCAAGGAAATCATCGACTTTATCGGTCATGTTCTCGTCCTAAACATTGTAGCCGTTGTTTCTGAGCCAGTCTTTAGCCGAATTCTGAGTCGCACGGTTATTAACGACCTGCTTAACTTTGCCGAGAACCACCTTGTCGGCACCGGTTCTACGAGCAGCAACAATTCCACCCGCAATAGCTGCGGCAGGAAGTGCCACAGTTCCGAATCCACCCGTCAACGAACGGTGCACACCCTTGGCGGTCCGATAGGTTTTCTTCCCGGCAAACTTGACGTTATGCGCAGATTTGGCGCGTGCTGCAGCCCCAGTTCGACCCATGAGATGTTCGACATGAGCATCAAACGCCTTCGCGTACTCAGGGTCTTTCCGCTTAC